ACTCTTTTAATAGTTCCTGCGCATGATCAAATCTATTTGTAACATCACAAATAAAATCATCGCATTTAATATAATATAATTTACTCATATTTTTTTTTAACCTTTCTTTATATCTTAAAAAGATAACATAAATATTTTTTAAATTAAATATAAAAGATTGCGCATATTGTCGCAGTATAAATTAGAATAATTCTAATGTAGTTTGTGAAGGTTGAATTGAAGAAGGTTGAATTGTTGCTATTCTTTTATTGAGCGCACCGGCTTCAGTTCTCACGTCATAAAGAACGGGTCAATAGTGCTTACCTATTTTATAAAAGTTTTTTTTTATTACTTCCGATAATCATTAATTATCAGATCTCTTTTTGAGATAATATAAAGTATATTTTTTTGATTTGTTGCACCCGGGTACACCCGCGCAACGCGTGTATATTTATTATATATATATACTTGGGAAATATAAACAAACACATAGACACCCTCAAAACCACCCTGCACTAATTATTCAATCTTATTCATGTTTTATTTTTTATTTTAAAATAATTCTAAAAAGACTATATGTAGTATATGAACTATTTTTCATCAGAAGATATGGATTGTGTTTGCTATATTGAAGAGAAAACAAACAATGTAGTAATTAAGTTCTTTAATATGCCTAACAAAGAAACTGCAGAACTATTTACAATCTATGCTATGAACAGATTAGGATTTGATTATCATCCTATTAATGAGGAAATGCAAAGCAAAGAAGTTCACTGATATATGGCAAAACAGTTAAAAGTAATTCCTTTATCTTTAAAGGAAGCAAATGAATTTGTTACAAAATATCATAGGCACAACAAAAAATGTACAGGTCATAAGTTTAGTATAGGAGCAGAATATCAAGGAAAATTAGTTGGAGTTGCTATAGTTGGTAGACCCGTTGCTAGAAAATTAGATGATAAATTTACTTTAGAAATAAATAGAAATTGTGTTTTAGATGATGCTCCAAAAGGAACTTGTAGTTTCTTATATGCTAAAGCAATAAAGGTTTGGCAAAGCATGGGTGGTAAAAAAATAATAACTTACACACTTACAACAGAAAGCGGATCATCATTAAAAGCTGTTAATTTTAATAAAGAAACAAAAGTACAAACATTTAAAAAAAATACAGGTTGGACTACAAGATCAAATAGAATTTGGCAAGAAGTACAGGCAACACATAGAATAAGATGGGGTAAAGAATTATAATGAATATAAAAATACCTTACACGCCTAGACGACATCAATCGTTCTTACACAAAGAAATATCAAGATACAGATGGAGTGTGCTAGTTTGCCACAGAAGGTTTGGCAANACAGTATGNATGATCAACCACCTAATTAGGTCAGCATTGTTGACCAAAGCTAAGAATCCTAGATTTGCTTACATTGCTCCTACCTTCAAGCAGGCTAAAGCAATAGCATGGGATTATGTAAAACAGTTTACAGCAAAAATCCCAAACACTAAGTTTAATGAAACAGAGCTAAGAGTTGATTTGCCTAATGGCTCTCGTATTACTTTGCTAGGCTCTGAGAACTCAGACGGCTTGAGAGGTATATACCTAGATGGGTGTGTCATCGATGAGTACGCAAACGTATCCGAAAAACTATTTCCAGAAATAATTAGACCGGCTCTATCCGACAGAAAAGGCTACTGTGTCTTTATTGGAACTCCTGCTGGCATGAACAATAACTTTTATGATCTATACCAGCACGCGCAAGGCGCAGAAGATTGGTTTCATTATAAAGCTAAAGCTAGTCAAACAAAGATAGTTGATCAAGATGAATTAGACAAAGCAAAAGAAGTTATGGGAGAGAAGAAGTATCAGCAAGAGTTTGAGTGTGATTGGATTGCTAATATTGAAGGTGCAATATACGGAGAGGTTCTAACAAAAATGGAAGATAAGCAGCAGATCAGAAGAGTACCTTACGATCCTTCTTTGCCTGTCTCTACTGCATGGGATCTTGGAGTTTCAGACCACACCGCGATTATATTCTTTCAGCAGTTAGGATCAGCAATAAACATTATTGATTACTATGAGGAACGCGGTCAAGGTTTACCGCACTATATAGAAGTTATAAATGGTAAAGAATATATCTACTAAGATCACTTTGCTCCGCATGATATTGAAGTTACAGATTTTAGTAATGGCAAAACTAGAAGAGAGGTAGCCTACCAATTAGGTGTGCGCTTCAAAGTCGTGCCAAAGATTCCGCTAGAAGATGGTATTCATGCAACCACAATGACTTTGCCAAGATGCTATATTGACGTAGACCATTGCAAAAAACTAATAGATGCGTTAAGACATTACCATAGGAAGTATGTTGACAAAAACAGAATGTTCCGATCAAAGCCTAATCACGATTGGTCGAGTCATGCTTGTGATAGCATGAGGTATCTGTCTGTTGGCTTACAAGAATTAAACACTAGACAAACTGCTCCACAAAGTGTAGCAGATAATGAATACAGGATTATATAAATATGGGATCATTATTTAAACCAAAAATGCCACCACTACCACCTGTGCAACCTGCACCAGAACCACCAAAAGCAGAATTGTCGGCAGAAGAAAAACAAAGAATACAACAAGAGCAAGCTGCAATGGAAAGAAGAAGAAGAGGTAGAAAGTCTACAATATTAACTGGTCCATTAGGTATTGAGGAAGAAGCAGAAGTAGAAAGAAAAACTTTGCTTGGAGGTTAAATGTTAGAGAAGATTAAAAAAATTTTTAAAAGAAAACCTAAAGTAAAAGAGGTTGTTAAAAAAGAAGAGCCTTTAGTTTTAACAGAAGAAGTAAAAGAAATTCAAACTGAAAATAAAAAAGAAACTGTTCAAGAAACTAAATCTTCTTTAACACTTGGAGAATAATTATGGGATCAGTATTCAAACCAAAACCGCCAAGACCAGCACCTGCGCCTACTCCTGTTGCAGCACCAACACCATCTCCAACAACTGCAGAAGTTTCTCAAGCAACAGCAACAAGTATGGATGGTTATGATAGTATGAAAACTAAACGTAAAGGAAGATCAGCAACAGTATTAACTGGACCAAGAGGTGTTGAAGATCAAACAGTAACTCTAGGTAGAAGAAGTTTATTAGGTTCATAATGGCAAAAACAGATTTATCAAAAAGCATATTAAAAAGATTTGATCGTTTATCATCACAAAGACAAAACTGGGAAACGCACTGGCAAGAAGTTGCAGATTATATGCAACCAAGAAAAGCAGATGTAACTAAACTTAGATCAAAAGGTGATAAACGAACTGAACTTATTTTTGATTCCTCTCCCTTACAAGCTGTAGAATTGTTAGCCGCATCTCTTCATGGAATGTTAACTAACCCTTCTACTCCTTGGTTCTCATTAAGATTTAAAGATGACATGGAGAATGAAGATGAAGCAAAAGAATGGTTAGAGTCTGCAACAGAAACTATGTATGCAGCATTTAATAGATCTAACTTTCAACAAGAAATATTTGAACTGTATCATGATCTAATTACTTTTGGTACAGCTGCGATGTACATTGAAGAAGATTCAGATGATATTTTAAAATTTTCTACAAGACATATTAATGAAGTTTACATTGCAGAGAATGATAAAGGTAGAATTGATACAGTATATAGAAAATTTAAACTTTCAGCTAGAGCTGTAATACAACAATTTGGTTCTGCAGTATCTAATAAAGTTGATACGATTAATGCAAAAGATCCATACGAAGAAATAGAAATTATTCACGCAGTATATCCAAGATCAGATTTTAATCCTCAAAAACAAGACAAAGCAAATATGCCTTTTGAATCTGTGTATATTGAATATTCTTCTGGTGATGAATTATCAGTATCTGGATTTAGAGAATTCCCTTTTGTAGTACCAAGATATTTAAAAGCATCACATGAAATCTATGGTCGATCACCTGCGATGACAGCATTACCAGATGTTAAGATGCTAAATGAAATGTCTAAAACTACAATCAAGTCTGCACAAAAACAAGTAGACCCACCTTTATTAGTTCCGGATGATGGATTTATTTTACCAGTAAGAACTGTACCGGGTGGATTAAATTTTTACAGAAGCGGTACAAGAGATAGAATTGAAGCATTAAATATTGGTGCGAATACTCCATTAGGTTTGAACATGGAAGAGCAAAGAAGAAATTCAATTAGAAATGCTTTCTATGTAAATCAATTAATGATGCAACAAGGTCCACAGATGACAGCAACAGAAGTCATACAAAGAAACGAAGAGAAGATGAGATT